GCAACTGCTCTCAGCGGAAAAAGCGTAATTGGAATTGGTAATGGTTTCATTACTAACTACTCTGTTGAGGCTTCTGTAGGTAACTTCCCAACTGTTAGCGTTTCTGTTGAAGGTCTTGGATTCAACGTTAATAGCTATGTGTTTAATACTTCTCTTAATGGTACTGGAATTCCTACCCCTGCAATTGACCCAACTAATGGTACTAGATTAAGTACTGGAACTGGTAATTTTGTCAAACTCCCAAATCCAAGTTCAGGTGATGGCGTAACAGCCTTACGTCCTGGTGATATTACTTTAACATTTGGCGGATTCACTGGTACTGGCGCAACCCCTTCGGTTAACGTAGTTAGTAATGGTGCAGATGCAATCAATATTCAAAGTGTTAGCCTCGCCCTACCAATGAGCCGTACTCCTATTGAACGTCTTGGAAGCCGTTTCGCTTTCGCTCGCGTTGTTGATTTCCCGATTGTTTCCACAATGACTGTGAATGCACTTGTTAATGAGCAGCAAGCTCGTAACTTGGCAGACATGATTGATGATGGTAATGAAAGAGATATTACTCTTACTATTAATAAACCTGGAACCTCAGTCCCTGCTGTTAAATACACATTTAAAGCTGCTCGTCTTGATAGCGAAGGTTATAGCTCTGACATTGGTTCAAACAAGAGTGTTGATCTTAGTTTCTCAACTCAGATTGGTGGTCCCAACGATACGATTCACGGTATCTTCTTCTCTGGAGATTCCGATAGAGCCTTCGTCTAATACTTATTAGAATACAAAAAACCCGCTCCGAAAGGGGCGGGTTTTTTATTTATACGTTAACTCTTATAAGTAACCGCCAGGATAATATCCGAAAGCGCTACCATAATAGCTTCCGCTACCACTTGTAAATCCAGCCTCAATACCGCCTAGCTGACGAGGTTCAGCCTTGTAGCTATTGTAGGTGGCTACAAGATCTTTTAAACGCGCCTGAGAGTCTGTAGCGAGTCCTCTATATACTTTGCTCACTTCATTTCTATTAATGAAAGAGATGCTATTGTCTCCATCAGAAACAGAAAGAATATTATCTCCATTATTGCTTGTAGCAACAATACCTCGCAAAGTGTTTCGAGCTTGCTTTGAATAATAACTACTTAAATAAAGCTCTTTATAAATAGACTTCTCCTCGTCTCCAAGATTAGGGTCAGGATTAGTAAAATCACTATAAATCAAATTATTGAGCATTCCCAAATTAGTAGAAAACCATCCACTAATCTGTGTGTAGGAAACTACATCAGTATTAGAATCAAATTCTACAGAAAAAACATCTTGTGCTAAATCGGAATATACGCTCATTAAAAATCTCCTAAAATTTTAAGGGTCTTTTGGTGCTGTGGATTATTTTTATCCAATTGAATAGTGTTAGTTGTCAAAGGGAGAAGTTTGCCTTTAGAGTTTAAGTTATAATTTCTAAACTCTTTGATCAAAGCTTTTTTAAGATTAGGTCGTTGAATATAAGGGCTAACTCCGACCCTCATTGCTAGGCTCTGCATTTCTGAGTAATTCATGTCAGCCAAGCGATCTTCAAAAATTGACAATTCTGTAGTTTTAAAAGGATTAACTTCCTGCACTCCAAGGATTTTTTCTAATTCCAAAATCTTATCTTTGAACTCTTTGCCATTGATATGCTCGATATTGTTTAATTCATTTTTAGGGTCCATATATTATTATACATTTAAAGTTAGAAAAATAAACAAAAAAGGGGTTGCCCTTTCAGGCAACCCCCAAGTTATTTGTTTCTATTAGACGATCACACCAAGGAGGGCACGATTATCAAGAACCATGCGACCTTCTTCAAGCGAGCCGAAGTAGCCAATCTTGTTCTGACGGATGCTGTACTGGTCATCAGCGATGAGGCTGAATTCAGAACCGCTGTCAGCGTCGATTGCAGTGGCGCGAATAAGGGATTCGCGAGTGCGGTCAAGACCAACTGCGATTTCCTGAGTAGCGCCATCAAAAGTGCCAGTATAAAGGGTATCAAAGATAGTATTATACTTTTGGTTCTGGCCAAATTCATTGATGACCATGAGGGAAACACCGTAGAATTCTGGAAGACCAGCGCTATTGTACAGAGCCATACGCATTTCATCAGGAGCAGCAATACCATTGGAAGCAGGCTGAGTTGCGCTAAGAGCAAGACCACCAGCACCTTTGGTGTTGATTGGATTATAGGCCATGGAGCGAAGCGAGGCTTCAAGTTCTGGCGAGATGATCAAATCAGTGATACCATTGCCAACAGCGCCTTCAGGAGTACCTTTAGAGAACGATGTGTTAATGCGGCGAGCACGGGTGATAAGATTATTGAAATCGTTGAGCAAGAAGGCTCCAGCGGTTGTAGCAGAAAGGATGTGCGACAAACCGTTAGTGGAAGCGTTACCAAGAGCGCCCATCAACAGGTTGGCGCTGGTGCGCTCCTGCTTCAGAAGGATTTCCTGAGCCATACGAGTGAAGGTTTTGCTCACTACGTCCATACGGCTCTTAGCAGCATAGCGACGATCAAAGCTAAGTGCGGAATCGAGGGTGTAGGTAGCAATCTTCATTTCAGAAACAGTCGGAAGGACTTGATTCTGTGGAAGACCACCAGCAGCGCTTTGGCTATACACGGTGATATAGTCCTCGTCGGAAATATCATAGTACAGGTCAAGCGGGATAGATGGATTATCATCAGCGTTGAACTGAAGCTGAGTAAAGAGATTACTGAGCGTAGGTGCATTGTTGATGACTTCAGCGAGAACTGGGCCAATGAATTCAGCAAGGGCAACCTGAGCTTCGTAAGCGACCTGACGGTTGCGTGAAGCCATAGCCTTGATCAATTCGACCTGTTCTGGGGTTCTTTTAAGAGAGATTTTCATATTAAATTTTTTGTTCTCCTTTGGTTAAGATTACATGCGGAGTCCGATGACAACAAAGTTGCCTGCGTATGCATCTGTGGTTGATTGTGAGGTGCGAGTACCAGAACCAAGAACAAGGCCGATTTTACCAGCATCGCTAGGTAAACAGCCAGTGATTTGACCCTGAGTAGCAGAGAGTTTGAAGCCGCTACCAACAAAGAGGTTATTAGCAACAGCAGTGCCGCCGCCGAAAGCCGAATTGCTAAAAGAGAACATTCCGCGAGTAGCTACTGGAACAGACTGTCCAGGAAGTACGCACATAAGTTCTTCAGCCTTTTGGCGATAGTAGAGAAGCTTTTCACCGTTTTCGTCAAACTTTGCAGTCTGGCGAAGAGTAACGCCAAGAACATTAGTCAAGTCGCCAGAAGCGGCAGGAGTGACCTTCAAGTTAACGGAAGGATAGCTATTAGCACCAACAAAAGGATAGTCGGTTTTGCCGAGGTAGCTGTTGGATGCATAACTTACAGGGTCGAGGTCAAAGTTACCAGCGGAAACTTTAACGAAAACGCCAGCATCACCCGAACCAACGCCAGTGACGTTTTCGTTGATGGCTGCGTCTACAAGTGCGTACATGTTGATAACATCGTTATCATCGTACTGACGGAATGGGAGTAGTCGGTTTGACATATTTTATTAGATTGAAATGGTTAGGAAATTGTGATATTCTCACGCGAGAAAGCGGCGGCGAATTTTTCTCTCAAGGACTTGCCTTCAGTAGAAGCTCCGTTGTTGTTTGGTACTGTTTCTTTTTCAGATGCCTTAGCGTTTTCGAGAGCTTCTTCGGCCAATTCCTCATCAGTCTTCACTGAAGCGGTTGACTTATTCAACTCTATCAAACGCTTTTCAACTTCAGCATTGATTCGAGCTTCTGCTTCTTCAGCAAGACGAGTAGCATGTTCTTTGTTTTTATGTTTCCAAATAACACCTAGCTTTTCTTGATAAGTTGCGAAAGCTTCGTCGGAAATGTCTAAAGTCTTAAGCTCAGAAGCGAGAATCTGACGATCCGCATCTTCAAGAGAATAAGCATTATCAACAACTTCCATGCGGGAATTAAAACGAGCAAGAGCTTTTTCGGCATCTTGGTTTGCTTCAATTTCCTGAAGTTTAACTTTAGTATCTGAAAGTTCTTTCTGAAGACCTTCGACAGAAGCAATAAGCTCCTTAGCCTTAGTTTCGGAAGCCTCTTTCTCCGTTTTAGCAGAGCGGTATTCTTCGTCTTTTTGGCGAATTGCTTCGGCAAAAGTGCTTGTCATACCAGCGATTGCTTCTTCGGAGAATTTCTTCTCATGTAGAGAAGATTTTAATTCTGTGAGAAATTGTTCTAAATCCATAGATTTTTTTATGTTTACATTGTTTGAGTTAATTTGTGAAATTATTTTTTCATTATTTATAGCAAATAATTTCCTATCACGCTTATCTTTAAACGAAATGTTATCTTCAACCTCTGTATCATCGAGCAATAACCCTTTGACATTAGCTGCTGGAGTAGATGTAAAACCAATACCTAATGGATAAACATTGCCTTTAACAAGGCGATAAATCTTAGAGCCATCTTCTGTTCTACCATTACCGCCATAAGCGCGTAATCTACTTTTAAATTCTTCCATGTGTTTAGGATTAGAAATGATTTCCGCATCCTTTAAATCAGTGCTTCCAAGAGCTAAAACGTATTCTGTAAAACCTAGCTCCCAGCTAGCAGAAACAGTGTTAAACAAACCGTCTTCTTTATTAGTTGAGCTATAAATAAGATCAGTAAATTTAGGATCAATAAGTTTATAAATGACAGAGCCTAAAGATAAATTCACAAGGCCATTAGTATCAAGAACTTGTTCCTTGCTCATTGGGGTGTTTTCGCCCATAGAACTAAATCCAGCAGAGACAATGTGACCAACAATCTTTTGTTTATTATGCTCAATATTCGTCGGCTTGTGCATGAAAAACGGAGCAATCCTTACTGCCGTTTCAGAATCAATGCCGTCATCATTTTTATTAAATTGATTCACAACAGCAGCGTCGAAAGCTACTCCCATAAGATCAATGTTTTTGCTTAAATCAATTTGATTACTAGGCAAAAGATCTTTAAGATTATCTAAGGAAGCTCTTGAAATAAATGAGTTTTCACCAATAGAACATTGGCGCAAAAATGTATTAAAAGATGTTTTATATTTAAAGTCCATTATAGGTCTACGGTATTTCTCCAAACTTTTTTAGTTTCAGCCCGTTCTTCTTCAGGAGTTTCTTCTTTCTCCCCTTCTTCAGCCTTCTTGATTTGTTCTGGAGAAATGATCTTTAAACTATTGGTTGGAGTTTTGACTGTTTCACGATATTCCATTTTTTTTTGAGCTTTTTCGGCAGAATCGCTTTCTTCAATCTCTTCCATAGTGTCGCTCTCTTTATTCTCATGACTTGCTGGATCACTAGGTTTATCCATTTTACGCAAGATAGCTTTTTGCAAAGCAACTGGTAGTTTGAGTTGTGCTGGAGTTAATCCACCGCCTTCAGCTTTTTCTAGTAAAGAATTTCTCATGTTTCCATAAGCGGCTTTACATTTTCCCATGGAACTTGGCATATCCAAATTCCTAGTGTCGGTCAAAGCCATTGGCTCCATGATACAAGCGCTCATAAAATGCCGATACACATAATCTTCATGGTCTTCCATGATAACAGATGACAGAGTGACTTCTGCTACTCCGTTTTTATATTCAACTGTCTTTTTTAGTGGAGTAGGTACATCTTCTGGTTTCATAAGTTTTTGCTGTGGTAAAGGATTGCGGCGGAATAGGAATCTAATTCGTGAGTATTAGAAATCTCTGAAACTTCGTCAATAAGTTCTAAGGATTCGATTTGATCAAAGTCTTTTACACATTCCAAAGCTTTTGTTTCCCAATTATCTATTTCATAAGCACAAATAATCTTTTTACAAAGCTCATCTAAGGCTCCATTTTGCTGTTTAGATAACTTCTTTAAGCCAAGAGTTTGTTTCGCACTTGCTTTAACAGAAGAGTCTAAAGCTTCAATTTTATAAACAATATCTTGAATACTTTTACGAGAATAAGTTCCCTCAGTAATCGCTCCCTGTGGGCGACCAGCGCTTTTAGGAGTTTTATTTTGGACAGGTTGATTCTTAGGGTTTTTGTTATTGCCTTTTGGTTGAGGAGGCTCAGGTGGCGGAACAACTGGTACTCCACCAACCAGCGGATTATAAAATCCTTTTTCACGGTCATCAACAAAAGTTTGTTGAGCAGGAGAGATTTCGTCCGCTTGAGGGAATCTTCCAGTATTGAAAACAGTAAGACCTTGCTGTGGAGTAATAACGCCCAATTCCATAAGACGAGTCGTAACACGCAAAAGCTGGGTATTATCCTTAAAGTCAATCTCCTTGAATCTAGCTTCTGGATAAGAACGGAAACCAAGAGCTTTAGAAATACGCTTAATTTCTGGCTGTAAGAATTCGTTGATAAAAGCTAAACGACTTTCTTTCAAACGGTCAACGAACATATCAATCTTTGTAGCGATATTACCATACTTATCATCACCAAAGAAAATGTTCTGCAAACCTTGCTCAATATCATTGTTTAATGTTTCGTATTTTTCTGGTCCAAGGACTTTGTTAAGGTCTGGAATAACAAAGTCAGCTTTTGTTGTGTAGTCTGAGATGAGGACTCTTCCAACAGACTCGTTTCTGAACAAGTCCTGCATTGCTTTGAGGTTGTGATGATTGATTCCTCCCTTGTCTGGAGGTGCGCCCATTGTGATAAGTAAAATGACGTTCTCAACTGTTCTCGTAATAGCTTGGTCCATCTTTTTGAGTTCAAGCTTGGCATTGATGTCTTCAAGAACAGGGAAGCCAAAAGGGATAGCGAAAGGTTCATAATCTTGTTTTTTATAAAAGGCGAAATGAAGGCGAGCAGGGTCAATGAGAATTTTTAAACCGTTTTTAGCAAAACTTCCGTTTCCAATCTGTTTCTGAACTTCAGGCGAAAAAGAATTAAGCAAATCTTTATCGTCTTCATTTTGTGGGTGACGCAATCTTTCTAGATCATATTCAGAAAGGACTTTTTCGTAAGCAACTGCACTAAAAGTAGTAGCTCTTTTAGCTACAATATCAAAAGGATTAAGTAAGATATATTTAATTGGAATAGTGTTATTGTCAATATCTCCCTCTGCTGCATACACGGTAGATAGCTTTTTAAAATCTTCTAGATCGAATTTGCCATCTGTGCGGTAAATAAAAATATTACCTCCGCGATAGTATTCACGAAAGAATTGATCTTTTAAATTCCACATTTTAATCTTGCGCATCCAGCGATAGAAAAAGTCTTTTGATTTTTCTGTCCCACCCTCAAGATAAATGTCTCCATTAGAAAATTCAGACATTAAATCTACAGCATTGCGGAAAACAGGAACATTAGCGTAAGCTTTTTGACAAAGCTCAATAGCTTCTCTTACATAGACTCCATCATTAGAAAAACTATACGGAAGCATACCTGCGCGGATGCTACTGTAACGATCAAATGTAGGAGCTAAAGCAGCGCGATTCACTCTAGACCCTGTGGACTCTGATCTGCTCAATCCTTCGCGAGAAGCCTTCGCGAACATCATAGAAGAAGCGTCTGAAGTATAAAAAGGTTCTCCAGTAAGAGCAGGATCGAAATTAGGCTGAGACAAAGACTGAGCTTGATTTTGAATCACAACATTTGGTTGAGATTGACTTTCAAATTTTGTCCAGTAATCGGACTTTTTATTATATGATCTTGCCATTTGATTATATTACACAACAAATTTTAAAATCCAACTTTAAAGTTACTTTAAAGTACTTTAAAAGAACATTGGCTCAAATGTAGTCATAGTTTCCTCTTCTTGATTTTGACTCATAATATCAAAGTATGTTTGGACCATCCAATTGCCTAAGACAAGGGCGGAATAAGAATCTCGTCTAGCCTTATCTGGACCAGATTGACGGCGAAGGTTAGGAGGTAAATCAAAAGACTGAGTGCCTTGCGCTGAACTAGAAATTTGAATCAAAGCACATTGAGCTTTGGTAAGATCAATCATGTCTTTCTGGTGTTCAATGAAATCAATCATTTTAGCAGCAGAATTTTTTTCATCTGCATCAATAAAACGAGAGAATTTTATTTTATCAATTGGAACCTTCTTAGAACGTTGACGCTGATAGTCATCATTAATCGCAGAAGAAGCAAACCAGATACTTTTGTGGTCAATGGACGATTGCAACATTTCGTTCGCAGAACGAATCCAAGTTGAAGTAGGTTTGCGCAGATAACAGATTTTCTTT